TGAAACTGTTGATACCCGACCTAAAATTCTTTTAATTTATGTCGGAAAACCTTCAGAATATTTGGATCAACCCGATAATCCAAATTATGTATTTGCAAATGATGCATTTGATTTATCGGTACCAAATGGTAATGGGGTTGTTTCGGAAAATACAGGTGATCCTGCCGCATCCAATAGATGTGTTGGTTTTACAGTTGATTTTGGTGTTCCAAATCAAGGGGTGTTCAAAGATTTGGATATTGATATGAATACACACAAAAATGCTGCAACGGTATATGATGTAGTTGCTCGTATGGGTAGTGAAGCTGGTGGAAAGAAAGTGAGTCAACAATCACAATCATTGTATCAATATTATCAAAGTTTAACTTATACCGCAAGTATAAGAACTATCGGTAATGCTCAGATCCAACCAACAATGTATTTTAATTTGAGATACGTTCCGATGTTTAGAGGACCTTATTATATTTTAAATGTTAATCATACTATTAGTCCTGGTAATTTTGAAACACAATTTGAAGGAATTAGGGTTCCTAAATTTGTATTAAAGAATATTGATAAACTAGCGGCAAGTGTAAATTTGGATTTAGTTAAAAGGTATCAGGAAAGATTAAGAAACTTAGATATTAAATCAAATACTCGTGGTACGAATGAAAACTCTGTTGATGAAAATACCGCAATACAAGCACAAGAGATTGCGGCACCTGAAGATGCTTGGTTTACAGATCCCGATCAAGGTGTTGAAAAGGTTAATACTGTATTAACTACGGTTCCTATATCAGGAATAACTTCATCTATTGGTGGTTATAGTCTAATAACAAGAATATTCTTATTGGGCACAGCAAAATTAATGAAATGTTCTCGTGAGGATTGTAATGAATTATCAAATGTTTACAATAATAACATTTACAACATTAAACCGTATGAGGGTAGTCATCAAAAACCTGGTGGTGATTTATCATCATATATCAGTGAATATACAAATTACAGTGTGAATGGGTCAAATGACTTTTATGTTTCTTTTGATGATTTTACAGATTCAATTAGATATATGAATTCAAAATTCAGTACATATTTAAATCTAATAAGAGACAATAATCCGAATATTCAAAATGCAGAAGATGATGTATCTGAGGATTTGGCACAATTATGGTATCAGGTATGGGTTGAAGGTAATCCTTATAATCAGTCAATTACTACTACTAATAATCAAATTACTCGTGCAAAACGTTACTTTAAAAATACAATACGAGAACTAATTTAATAAAAAATTGAAAATTTATTGAATTTGGATATATTTATATATAAAAAAGCATGGATACTAAAACATTACTTGATAATTTTTTAAAAAAAGACACCAGAATCACCGAGAGAGATATGGGTGAAGGTTACAAAGAAGTTTGTGATTTAGATACAGGTGATTGTTATACCGTTAGAATGAGAGACGGATTAATTGAGAGATATGATAATTCAAAACAAATTAACAGAACTCTTAAAGTTGAAACGCCACAGGGAGTAAAGTCCCTTTTAAATGGTTAAAAATATTACAATGTCAATAGAGAAAAAAATATTAGATGAAATTAGTAGATATCAAAATATCTCTAGTTATTTAAATGAACAGGGATTAGGTGAAGTACCTGATGAGGATACACCTGAAGAAGGTGGTGAAATGGATGTTGCGTCTGATGAAGGTGCGGAAGAAATTCCTGAACCTATTGATGTAGAATCAGATCCTGATGTAGAAATTGTAGATGATGAAGAATCTACTGAAGAAACACCTGATATGGGTGGTGAGTCAGCATCAACAGAAGAATTAGACGTTACTGAATTAGTTACAACTCAAAAAAATATTTCAGACAAACAGGATGAATATATGGACACTATGTTCCAAAAATTGGATTCTTTAACAAACAAGTTAGAGGATATGGATAAAATATTAATGAAGATTAATGATTTGGAACAGAAGGTTGAGAAAATGAAACCAAAAACACCAACGGAGAGACTTCAGTTGAGAAGTTTGGATAGTTATCCTTATAATCAGAAACTTACGGATTTTTTTCAGGATAAAGAAAATGAATTAGAGGCATCGGGTAAAAATGAGTATGTGTTAACTTCAGATGATGTTGAAAATTATTCTGAATCAGACATTGCAAAAAGTTTTGACAAACCCTTTGAAGAATTATAATTTACATTTGACATAATCTTTTATTTGTTTATATTTTTGTTGTGTATAAGAACAAATATTAACGAGTAAAAATGAGAAATTATGTCTAAAACAACACTGGATTCTGTTTTATCTCAGTACGAGAAAAACACCCAACGTGCATCATCAAATGGTGCAATGTCACAAGAAGACCGTTTAAAGCGGTATTTCACAACTTATTTACCAAAAGGTAGTAAATCAGGACAAAAACGCGTCCGTATTCTTCCAACTTCAGATGGTACATCACCTTTCAAAGAGGTATGGTATCACGAGGTTCAGATTGACGGAAAATGGACTAAGTTGTACGATCCCGGTAAAAATGATGGAGAACGTTCTCCTTTGTCTGAAGTTTATGAAGAACTGATGTCAACAGGTAAAGAATCGGACAAGAAATTGGCGATGCAATACCGTCCTCGTAAGTTTTATATTGTAAAACTAATTGATCGTGAAAACGAAGATCACGGACCTAAGTTTTGGAGATTTAAAGACAATTACAAGCAAGAAGGTATTTTGGATAAGATTATTCCAATTTGGAGGGCAAAAGGTGATATCACTGATCCTCAAGAAGGTCGTGATCTTATTATTGAACTTGCTAAAGCAAAAACACCAAAAGGTATTGAGTATACTGTAGTTCAAACTGTTATGTATGATGATCCTTGTCCTGTTCACGAAGAAAAAGAACTGATGGATGAGTGGTTAGCAGATGAGTTAACATGGAATGATGTATATGCTAAAAAACCTGTTGAGTATTTGGAAGCGGTAGCACAAGGAGAGGTTCCTGTATGGGATAGTGAATTGAAAAAATTCGTATATGGTGAAGAATCGCAATCGGTAATTGGAGGTTCTTCTTCTTCAGAGTCTGAGGATGAGGATCCACAAAGTTATCAAGATGTGGATGATGAATTACCTTTCTAATTAAAATTAACTTATGGTGCAGGCGATGTCTGCACCATTTTTATTGTTTGAAGATATGTCAATTAAGAAAAAAGAATTTAACTCAATTAAGAAAAAGTTTTCTGCGAGTGCCAAATACAAAAATCAGAGATTTATTGATTTGGGAGAGGTGTTTTTGGATGCGGTGGGTTTACCTGGTCCGGCAATTGGTCATTTAAATATGTTTTTGGGTCATTCAGATACGGGAAAGACAACTGCATTGGTTAAGAGTGCTGTTTGGGCACAACAGAATGATGTATTACCTGTTTTTATTATCACGGAACAAAAGTGGTCTTTTGAACATGCTAAACTTATGGGTTTTGAATGTGAGGAGATGGTAGATCAAGAAACGGGTGAGATTGAATGGGATGGATTTTTTATTTTTAATAATGACTTCAGTTATATTGAGCAAATCACCGATTACATAAATGAACTTTTGGATGCACAAGAAAAAGGTGATTTACCATATGATCTTTTATTTTTATGGGATTCTGTTGGATCAGTTCCTTGTAAAATGACATATGATGGAAAAGGTGGTAAACAACATAACGCCGCAGTTTTGGCGGATAAAATAGGTATGGGTATTAATCAAAGAATTTCGGGTTCTCGCAAATCCACATCAAAATATGAAAATACTTTGGTTATTGTTAATCAACCTTGGGTTGAAATACCTGATAATCCTTTTGGTCAACCAAAAATTAAGGCGAAAGGTGGTGAATCAATTTGGTTGAATTCATCTTTGGTTTTCTTATTTGGAAATCAAAAAAATGCGGGGACCACAAAAATTTCTGCTGTTAAAAACAAAAGAAAGGTTAAATTTGCAACCCGAACAAAAGTTTCTGTTTTAAAAAACCATATCAACGGACTTGGTTATGAGGACGGAAAGATTATTGTGACGGCACACGGATTTCTTTCTGGTAAAGACAGTGCAGAAGAAAAGAAATCAATTGAAGGTTACAAAACGGAAAATTCGGATTATTGGAAAGAAATCATTGGAATTGAAGGTGACTTTAATTTGGTAGTATCGGAAGAAGGAAAAGAAGTTGAATCTGAATCAAGTCAGTCGTGACAAAAACCCTATTGGTTGACGGAAATAATTTGTTTCAAATTGGTTTTCACGGTGTTAGAGAATACTATCACGAAGGAAAGCACATTGGTGCAATCTATCACTTCGTAAACACCATAAGAAGATTTATTGAGGAACATAACTTTAATAAAGTTATTGTCTTTTGGGACGGAGTGGATAACTCTTCCCAAAGAAGATTATTTTATCCTGAATATAAATCCAATAGAAAAGAAACTCTTAATCCACAAAAGAAAGAATCTTATGAATGGCAAAATCTCCGAATTAGAAAATATTTGGAAGAGATGTTTATTCGTCAGGTTGAAATAGATGGGGCTGAGAGTGACGATGCAATTGCATACTATTGTCAGATTGCTGAAGATGAGAAAATTACAATTTTTTCTTCAGATAAAGATCTCACCCAATTAATATCTGAAAATGTTCAGATATATTCTCCAAGTAAGAAAAAGTATTATAAGTACGGTGATAAAATAGATTTATACCACATTTCTATTCCTCACCAAAACATTGCGGTTTTTAAAACAATATCGGGAGATAAATCAGATAATATTGACGGTATACAATATTTGGGTGAAAAAACTTTTGTAAAATTATTTCCTGAATTAGTTGATGATGTCATAAAAATTGAGGATATTTTAGAAAAGGCTGAGAGGTTATTAAATGAAGACAAGGGTAATAGGGCATTGATGAACTTGTTATCAGGAAAAACAAGAAAAGGTGTTTTTGGTGATGAGTTCTTTGAGGTAAATAAAAGACTTGTGGACCTTTCTAACCCTCTTTTGGATGATGAGTCCAAACAAACAATAAAGTCTTATTACGAAGAAGATATTGACCCTGAAAACAGGGGATATAAGAACTTAATGAGACTTATGAGAGAAGATGGTATTTTTAAATACTTGGGTAAATATGATAACGCTTGGGTAAATTTTCTAACACCATTTATGAAATTAACAAGAAGTGAAAAACGTAGATTTAAAACAAAAAAACGTAAATTATGAAAGACAAAAAAAATCTAACCAAATTGGAGTTTATTTTAACTTTGAATGACAACATTGTAGTACAGAGATTCTTCAATGTTAAGGGGTATAATTCAGTTGCTCGTAGAAGCTTAGAATTACAAGAAACCATCAAAGAATTTACTACAGTATTTGAAGATTATTTGAGGGAAAAAACATTAGTTTATATGATGGACAATTATCATCAAATTATTGAAGATCCAACAGTTTTGGATACGGCAAATACGGATGGTCCTGAGTATTTTTACTTAACAATTAAGATTGGAGATGAGACAATTTGTCAGAGAGGACTAGATGCGAAAGTATACCCTCCGAAGGTAAGATATACCGTAGATGTCCGCCCACAGTTAAAAAAGCTACTTAAAGACCTGACTGACATTTTTTCAGGTGAAAATTTTACAACGAAATATCTTGAACATAGTTTAGTTTAGGCATATTTATATTTCACACAAACGAATAAAACTCAGAATATATGTCAGCAGAAAAGAACTTCGGATACCTCGGAAATACATTTCAATTACAACTAATAAACAACATCATTTTATACAAAGATTTTTCAAATTCAATTATTGATGTCATAGAACCAAAATATTTTGACAATCAATATTTCAAGTTGATCGTACAGATGATCAAAGAGTACTATAAGAAGTACGAACATACACCTTCTTATGATACTTTAGAACAGATTGCCAAGTCAGAAGTAACATCACATATGGCGAGAAAAATGGTTATTGACACTATCTCAGACATAAAAGATGCGCCTGAAACAGGTCACACATTTGTACAAGAAAAGTCTTTGAAATTCTGCAAACAACAAGAATTACAAAAGGTGATGTCAAAAGCACAGAACATCATTGATAAAGGTGATTTTGAAAGTTATGATCACTTAGAAGAAATGGTTAGAGGTGCACTACAGGTTGGTGAAATTGAAACAGGTACAAACGATGTTTTTAGTGATCTGGACGATGTATTAAATGATGATTACAGACACCCAATTCCGGTAGGTGTTCCAGGTATAGATAACCTTATGAAAGGTGGTTTAGCTAAGGGTGAAATCGGTGTTATTTTGGCACCCACCGGTGTGGGAAAAACAACATTCTTAAGTAAGATCTCAAATCACGCTTTTGGATTGGGTTACAATGTTCTTCAGATATTCTTTGAGGATAACCCAAAGATCATTCAAAGAAAACATTTTACGATGTGGACAGGTATCGCTCCTGACAATCTGTCAGAATACCGTGAACACGTTATGGAAAAAGTTAAAGAAATTAAGGAAAGTGCACCAAATCGTTTAATCTTAAAAAAATTACCTTCAGATCAGATGACAATGTCACAAATTAAAAATCAAATCCGCAAGATGATTGCTGAAGGTACTAAGATTGATTTGGTGACTTTGGATTATATTGACTGTGTTTTACCTGATCGTAACTTAGGTGATGAATGGAAAAGTGAGGGGGCTGTAATGAGAGGTTTTGAATCAATGTGTCACGAGTTGGACATCGCAGGATGGACCGCAACTCAAGGTAACCGATCTTCTATTTCATCTGAAGTTGTAACTACCGATCAGATGGGGGGTTCAATTAAAAAAGCACAAGTAGGTCACGTTATTATTTCAGTGGCAAAATCACTTGTACAAAAAGAGATGAACCTGGCGACAATCGCAATTACCAAATCTCGTATTGGTAAAGATGGTATTGTATTTGAAAACTGTAAGTATGATAATGAAATGTTGGTTATTGATACTGAACAATCAAGTACGTTCTTAGGTATTGAAGAACAAAAAGAAGAAAGGAATAAAGAACGAATCAAAGAGTTAATGGCAAAACGCAAACAAAAAGAAGCCTAATTAACCGACAAAAAAAACAAAGATTATGGAAAGTTTAGTAGACAATGTAAATAAGGATCTTCGTTACGTAATAAAAAGAAACGGAGACAAAGTATTATTTGAAAGTGAAAAAATTGAAATGGCGGTTTTAAAAGCGATGAATAGCGTCGGAACAGTTGACGACGAAATGGCCGAAAAAATTGCAAGAATTTCAACCAAAGCAATTTTCAGAAACAATAAAGATCACGTACCACACGTGGATGAAATTCACGATATGGTGGAAAACAAATTGATGGATAATGGATTAAATGATGTTGCAAAAGAATATATCATTTATCGGGCAAAAAACCGACCAAATATCTTTTCAAAAAGAGTAAACTTAAAACCTTTTGAATATCCAAATTTGAACGAATATGTGGATGCTATTCGCCACTCATACTGGGTTCATACTGAATTTAATTTCACTTCAGACATTCAAGATTTTAAAGTTCATTTGAACGAAAAAGAAAGATCTGCGGTTGAAAGAGCGATGTTGGCTATTTCTCAGATTGAAGTTGCAGTTAAAACATTTTGGGGTGACATTTATAAGAGAATGCCAAAACCTGAAATTGGTAATGTTGGTGCAACATTTGCGGAATCTGAAGTTAGACATGCAGATGCATATTCTCACCTGATTCAATTGTTAGGGTTAAACAAAGAATTTGAAAACTTATTGGAAGTTCCGTCAATTAGAAGAAGAATCAAGTATTTGGAAAAATCAATTACCAATTCAAAAGCGGTTGAGAACCGTGATTACTTTGAGTCTGTAGTATTATTTTCAATGTTTGTTGAGAATGTATCGTTATTCTCTCAATTCTTGGTTATAATGTCTTTTAATAAGCATAAAAATATGTTAAAAGGTATTTCAAATGCTGTTGAAGCGACATCAAAAGAAGAGAACATTCATGCGGAATTTGGTTTTGATTTGGTTAACACGATTAAATCTGAAAATCCAAACTGGTGGACTGATCAATTAGTTGAAGATTTAGTTTCTGCCACTATGGAGGCATATGAAGCAGAAAAAGAAATTGTGGATTGGATTTTTGAGAAAGGGGATTTGGATTTTTTAACTAAATCACAAACTATGGAATTTATTAAACATAGATTTAATATATCATTAAATTCAATAGGTATTGATAGTATTTTTGATGTTAATGAAACAATATTAGAAACTACCGAGTGGTTTGATGATGAAATTTTAACCACAAAACATACAGACTTCTTCAATAAAAGAAGTATTAATTATAGTAAGAAGACAAAGTCTATTACGTCAAACGATTTATTTTAAAAACAATTAAAAAAAGTAAAAATGAAAGAAAGAAAACCTTTTGAATGGATTAATGAAGAGTCAATCACATTTCTTCGTAGAGGATATTTGAGTGAAGGTGAAGAACCTTTGGATAGGATTAGAGTTATTGCTGAGCACGCAGAAAAGTTATTAAATATTGAAGGGTTCGCTGATAAATTTTATGACTATATGGGTCGTGGGTGGTATTCATTATCATCACCCGTATGGGCAAACTTTGGTAAAAGAAGAGGATTACCTGTTAGTTGTTTCGGTTCTAATATAGGTGATAATATTGAGTCTATTTTATATACTCAAGCAGAAGTTGGTGAGATGAGTAAGATGGGTGGTGGAACATCAGGATACTTTGGTAACATTCGTGGACGAGGTGCAAAAGTAACAGATAATGGTCATGCACCTGGTGCGGTTCATTTTATGAATTTATTTGAAAGTGTGGTTGATAACATTTCACAAGGATCAACTCGTCGTGGTCGTTTTTCACCATATTTACCACTGGAACATCCCGATATTATGGAGTTTTTGGAAATTGGTACTGAAGGTTTTCCTATTCAGGATTTAACTCACGCAGTTACAGTAACTGATGATTTTATGAAACAAATGATTGAAGGTGATGAAGAAAAAAGAGCGATTTGG